AATATCCATCAGTCACCCCACCTTTCACCGCGGCTGCAAAAATCATCCGGCGTGTTGCGGCCATACAATGGGCATTGGACGGTGGCCCAGTAGCGGCAGCGC